GGGTTACAAAGGTACTTCACCTTATGATGCTGGTATGTTCTATTGCCCATATGTACCACTACAAATGGTAAGAGCAGTAGGCGAAAACAGTTTCCAACCAAAAATTGGTTTCAAAACTAGATACGGTCTAATTAGAAACCCATTTGCGGAATCAAGTGCTCAGACTACTGACACTGGAACTGACCAAGCAAACATTTACTACAGAATGGTAAAAGTTACAAACTTAATGTAATTTCACTTCCACACTGGAATAAGGGGGCGGCAGAAATGTCGCCCTTTTTTTATTATAAATAATAATATGACAGAAGCAAGTTTAGCCTCAAAACAACCAGTCAATCTGGACTTTGCAGACCCTACCAAGTTTAGGTTTCAATGTGTAAAGATACCAAAAGTTGAGTTTAACACAATACAGGCAAATGTACCTGGTATCACTCTAACTGAATTGTTACAACCCACAAGATTGCAACAACTTAAAATACCTGGTAACGATTTGACATTTGAAGATTTGTCAATCACATTTACTGTAGATGAAAACCTAGAAACATACAAACAGATACATGATTGGATGGCAGGGTTGGCACAAGTAGATAGCGATGAAAAGTATAGAGCATTAATCGCTGATGGTGGTGATAGAATGCCATTGTCAACACAGACTAGGTCAACTGACGCAGGTAGACCTACTAATGCCACAAATGATGGTGCAATATTTGCTGACGCTAAACTGACGGTAATGACAAGTAGAAATATTAATATTATGGAAATAAATTACCAAGACATATACCCTAAATCATTAAGTGCTTTAGAGTATAATCAAAACTTAACTGATGTGGAATATCTAACCGCAACTTGTGTGTTCGGCTATAAGATACATACATATAAAACATTATAATTATGAGATACTATGACACTAGAAGAACTACAAGACCAGGCGTCTAAAGACCTGGCAATAGATGATACTCAACTTGATATAGAGAGTTTATCTACACCTACACTACACTCAAAATACTTAAAGATATATTCAACATATGCTTTGATGTTGAAGAAAGAAGAAGGCGACTATTCTAAACTACATGTCAAAAGATGGTTATTCTATACTGGTAAAGCAGACCCAGAAGAATATCAAAATGAAAACTTTGATTTAAAAGTATTACGACAAGATGTTGACAAGTTTTTAGACGCTGATGATAGTATTATTAAACACAGACAAAAGATTGAATATCTAAAACAGATATGTAAATTCTGTGAAGATACACTCAAACAAATTAACAATCGCACCTTTCAAATTAAAAATGCGATAGAATGGAAAAAGTTTACTGAAGGCAGTATGTAGTGTTGATACATTGGGTCATTGGTAACGGTGAGAGTAGAAGGTCTATTAACATAGACAATCTTAAAGGTGTCAAGTATGGGTGCAATGCCATCTATAGAGATTTTTGGACAGACTACTTATTTTGTAAAGATAAAGGTATATCTAATGAAGTTACTTTTGCAGGTTGTTGGAAAGATCGTAGAGTATTATTTCAACATCGTTGGCGAAACGATAGTGAAAGTAGAAACGCATATAATAGAATATGTTACTGGGACGAAGATTGGCCTGATTGTGGCACAGCGGCATTAAGAATGGCAACAGTAAATGCGTGTAAGTATTTGAATGATGAGTGGAAATATCCAGGTGGTGTAGAGGTACATATGATTGGATTTGATTATGATAAAACGGGTAAACATAATAACATATATAAGAGTAGTAATAATTATCCACTTAAAAATAATCCTAAAGTATTTCCAAGTAAACAGTTTGTAGAGACTTTTGAATTATACCCACAGATGAAATTTGTACAGTATGGTAACTGGGATAATATATTAAACAATTATGAGAATGTGAGATTGGCATGATATTTTGTATTGGTAATGGTGAGAGTAGAAAAGACTTTGACCTACATAAATTAAGAGAACATGGAAAGATATATGGTTGTAATGGTCTGTATAGAGACTTTACACCTGATGTATTATTGGCGATGGACTACAACATATGCCATGAGATTTATAGAAGTGGTTATGCATTTGAGAATCCTGTATATCTGAAAACATGGGAAAAGAATCCACACACATTGTACCCTAAATTATTTGAACCTGAAACAGTTGCAAAATTTATAGGGCAAGACATAGACATAAACGATTATACTGACGAGTGGGCATGGCGTGGTGAGAAGAAAAGATATTTTGTATGTTGGGCAAACAATAGAGACTTGATGAGAAAGATGAGGGAAGAAAACCCAGATAAGAATGAAGACGATTTCAAACTCTACCTAAGTGAAGACCAAGAGGGTTATCTCATAACCTGGACGAAGAAGAAAGATAAAGTTATGGGTCTAGGTAAATATAAGAATGAAAAAACAAATGCGGGTATATTGATTGCCATGATGGCAGCAGATAAAGAGAAAAAAATATATCTACTAGGTTATGATTACTACTCAAAAAACGAAACAGTAAATAATGTATACAAAGGCACTAAAGGTTATGTTGGTACCAATGCAA